CCAAGATCGCCGGCGGCAAGTTTTCCAAGTACATCAAGAACGCACAACGCTACCAGGACTTCGGCAACTTCGACATGTCGGACGCCGAGATCGATCAGCTGATGGACGAAATGCTAGATCCGGCCGGCAACTGGGGCGATGACTTCGACCGCAAGGCCTTCGCCGGCGTGATGATGGAGGAGGTCGGGGCCTATGTGCACAACGCCCGATCAAGAGCCAGCGACAAGGAGAAGGCCCTGGGCCTGTGGCAAAAGTTCCTTGGCTTCGTGCGCCGGGCCGTCTGGAACAAGTTCGGCCGGAAGTTTGGCCTGGGCGCCTTCACGACCGCCGACCTGGAGATCATGGCCGTGTCGGCCGTCAACCGCCAGGCCGAGCGCGGCAAGTCAAACGAAGGGCTGCCCACTGGCAAGCGCTTCAGCCTGAATGCCGCCGGCGTCGAGGCCTTTAAGGCCACCCAAGGGATGGACGATAAGACCAAAAAACCCGAGGAGGTTGTGTCGAAGCTTTCTGAAGCCGGCGGCAAGATGCTGACTCCTGGCTACCCGCAAGCCGTCAAAGAGCTTTCTGAGGTCCTTAGAAATCTCAGCCCGGAATACGACCAGTGGACATTCAGCGAAGTCAACGCGACCGGCCCCGCTGGCGAGAAACTCTACACGGCTGACGCCGTGGCCGCCGGCAGGATCGGAACCGACCCTCAGGACCCTGCCAGTGAATTCAAGCCTGGAGCGATCACCCAGAAATACATGGGCCAGCAGATTGTCCTGCAGCGCGGCATGCAGTACTCCGGCAAGAAGGGCCTGGCCGGCACAGGCACCTTGGGCGAGGAGTCCGGGTTCGGGCTTGCCCACCTACTGAAGCACGCCGGCGCCATCACCGCCCGTCACGCGGCAATCCGGGCTAAAAAGGAAGGCACTGATTTTAGACGAAACCTGGATCAGTCGCGCATTGATGTATTCGCGGGCATCATAGATGCCGTGAATTACACGATCGCCAACGCCAAGCATCGGATCGAATACAAGGATGCCAACGGAAACGTCACCAAGGTGACGCTTGTTGACATGGAGACCGGCATCCAGGTCGTGCTCACCCCTGTCGACAACGTGATGACTGTCCGCACAGTTTTCCCGGTCGGATCTGCCAACGAAGGCGATGACATGGGGCATGGCCCGAAGACCATTGAGAAAATCGCCAATGGATCGTTGGACATCAGGAAAAAAGCCGAAGACTTCGGGAAGATGCAGGAAAACCTCCTGGCCGGAAGCACCGCCGGTTCGCTTGAGGAATTTGAAAACAAGGCACCAACGCCCCAGGGAGCCAAGAACGCGGCCGAACAAGTTAACGAAACAAGCGTTTCCGAAGAAGTCGGCGGCGACATGCAGAACCCGACCCCGACATCCCCCCCGCCGATAAAGCCGTCGCGCCGCTATTCCATGGCGGCCCCGACGGGCGCTGCTCCGGTCAACCCGGAAGTCTCCGCGATGCAAAAGGCCTGGGACGTCGTCACGCTGCGTTACTTCAGCGGCATCAGCGTCAAGGCCCACCAGAACGCCCGCCGTTTTCCGGGCGCCTCCATCCAGGCCGTGGCCGACATCATCCACAACCGCCCCGGCATGCAGGGCAGCGCGGCTCCGCGATCGTTGCCGACATCGATCTCCACCGCCAGGGGCCGTTTCACCAACCGGTTCCGGGACATCATGGAACCCATGCGCGACCACTTGGGCGCCATGACCACGGCCAGCCGCGAGCAATTCTACGAGAAGCTGACCGACATGATCACAGGTCGACGCAACCTGGACGGCGGCTTCGTCGGCCAGATGGCCGACAATCTCAAGAAGCTGATGGCCGAGCTGCACGCCTACCGGGTCGAAGCCGGCGAAGACCTGGGCCAGGTACAGGATTACTTCCCGGTCGTCTACAATTCCGACCTGATCATCAAAAACCGGACCCAGTTCCTGGCCGATGCCGAGCGCGCCTACAAGATCGAGCTGTCCAAGACCATGTCCGGCCCTGAGCTCGATGCAACAGCCGCGGCTTCGGCCCTGGCCCTGTACAACACCCATGTCCGCGGGATCGGCGCCGATCAGTTCGGCAGCCTGTTTGACCTGACCAGCCCGGGGGGCCGCGAAAACACCGCAAAGGAGCGCGTGTTCGGCCGCCAGGCCCAGAACATCATGCGCGCCTGGCAGTCCAACGACCCCTTCCTGGTGATCACCCGCTACATCGGCGGCGCCACCAAGAGCGCGGAGCTGGCCCGCCGGTTCGGCGCGGACGGCACGGGCTGGGCCAAGTATTCCCAGGGCATGGAAGCCGAAGGGGTTCCCCACGAGGTGATCGAGGAAATGCACCAGCTGGTCTGCCAGGCAGCCGGCGTAGGCACCCCTACCCTGGGCAAGAAGGGCCAGGGGTTCATGGATTTCGTAGCCCTGTACACGGCTGCCACCTCTTTGGGCAAGAGCTTCATGAGCAACCTGTTTGAGCCCATCGCCATGGGGATCAGGGCCGGCAGCCCGATCTACGCGCTGCGCGCCTACGGCGAGACCTGGGCCCGGGCGCTCAATGAGATCAGCCGCGACCTACCCCTGGTCAACCGGCTCAGCCAAGGCAGCTTCTGGCAGCAATACGGGGAGCAGATCGGCACCATCCAGAATAGCCTGGAAGACGCCTGGATGACCACCCACAGCATGGAGCTAGGGATGGACAACCAGAACCCCAAGATGCGCTGGTGGACCAACCGGGTCTACAAGGCCAACCTAATGGAGGCCACGGAAACCGCCAAGCAACAGGCTTCCCATGCCCTGGGACACAGCTACATCGGCGACCTGTGCAGCATGATCTCCGGCAACCATTGGATGAACATGTTCGGGATGGATACCAGCCGGTCAGCCGGCCAGGACCTGGTCGAGCTGGGCGTTCCCGAGGCCCAGCACCAGGCCTTCATCTCCTGGTTGCAGGGGATCAACGCCATGCCCCGCAGCCAACGCCTGGCCGCCATGACCGACGGAAGCGACATGTCCAAGCTGTACGAGGAGGCCCAGGTCCGGTTCACGAACCAGGCCGCGATCCGAGCCAACCGAGCCCACCGGCCGGTGTTCCAGGATAACATCTTCGGCAAGATGTTCCTGCAGCTGCAAAGCTTCAGCTACTCCTACGCGGCCGAGGCCAACAGCCGTATCTACGACAACGCCAAGCGCGCGATCTCCAGTGGCGACTACACCTTGGCCGACCGGCTGCGCTTGGCCGCCCCGACCATGATGCTGCCCCTGGCGGCCATCGCTTTCTCGGCCATGTTCAAGCTTCGGCGCGAGCTGTTCCCGACCGAGGCCACTGTGAAGCACGAGAACGATCCGTGGTGGGCCCAGTTCACCGACGCCGCCTCCTACGCCGGCATTTTCGGCCCCAAGGTCGAACAGGCCATCAAGTTCATCGCGCGCGATCAGCCGCCTGGCGGCATCCCCGGCCAGCACGCGATCAACGTCGGGCGCGCCGGAAAGAAGTACCTGGAGGCCAGCATGGCCGACGAAGAAAAGCAGCCCAGGGCCATGGCCGCCGCCAACAAGGCTGCTGTCAAAGCTGCTATCCCGCCGATCAAAGGCGCTGCGGTGGCCGGCGCTGCCGCCATTCACCCGATTGCCGGCGCGGCCATGTCCATGGCCATGAACGACACGACCCTGTCCAACATGGCGATCGAGGCCACGCAACCGGAGTCACCCGACAAAAAGAGGGAGCCCAAGAACCCATACAATTATCGCCAACCCCGACCCACCCCTGGTAAATAATCATCACCATGATCGCCCTGCTCCTAGCCTCTGCCTTTTCCTTCATCGCCGGTGCCGTCGGCGGCGCGTTGCTGTACCGCAACAATGTCGCCAAGGCCCAGCGCCTTGAGCTGAAGGCCAAGACCATCGCCGACGAATTCAAAAAGTGAAGGCCCTCCTGGCAGTCACCTTGATCCTGGCCAGCTGCGCCACGCCGCCGGCCCCTGATCCGCAGCCGTCCCCCGGCAGCGAAGCCCTGGACAAGATCGGCAAGACCCAGGACAAGATCGACGGCCGGGTGGCCGGCGCCCTGGTGGCGATCGAGACCAACGCCGAGAGGCCGGCCGTGGTAAGATCCGAGGCCAAGCTAGCCCAGGCCTATCTGCCGCCGGCCAGCGAGGGCGACAAGGCCTTCGCGCTTGCCCGGGCTGCGGCCCAGGACGACAAGGCCTACCAGGCCCAGATGGAATACGCGCGCAAGGTCCTGACCAAGCTGACGGCCGATTGGAACGAGGGCGAGAAGCGCGCGGCTGCAAGCGCAGCCGAGATCAAGGCGCTGAAGGACCAGAACAAGCAGCTCCAGGCCGACTTGGTCCGGATCGAAAAGGACTCTGATCGAAAGATCTGGACTTTGACCGGGGCCGTCCTGGTCGTCGCCGGCGGCCTGGCCATGGCCTTCGCCAGCATCAAGAAGGGCGCCCCGCTGCTCCTGGCCGGGGCCTTCGCCGGCGCCATCCCCTACATTATCGACAGCCCCTGGTTCGCCTGGATCGCCGGATCCACCCTGGCCATGGGCGCCGGGCTCCTGGCCTGGATCGCCTTCGACAAAGCCCGAGACACAGTCAATGAGCCCCCCTCCCCCGAATAACCCTGAAGAAGTCCAACAGGTGATCCGCGACGGGGCCACTGCTGCGGCCCTGGGCGCCGGGGCCATGACCGCACGCCTGGTCATGAGCACCGAGAAACAGTCGATCGGGTATGTGGCCCGCCGGATCCTGGTCGCGTGCGTCGTCGGCTTTTTTAGCTCCATGGTCGTGAAGGAATACATCAGCTCGATCCACCTCCAGTTCGCCGCCGTAGGCGCCCTGTCTTACGCGGCCCCGGAAGTCGCTGACTGGACCCTGGCCATGGTCCGAACCAAGCTCAACGCCAAGCTCGATGAAGCCAAAGCTCAAGCCAAAGCCGGAAAGCGGAAACGCTAACGACATTTACGCGGTTGGGATCTCGGCCGTGGTTACAATCCTGTGCGCCGGGGTCACGGCCTGGCTGCTGCAATACACGATCCAGAGTTTCCAGGACTCCAACACGATGGCCCTCCTGATCACCGATGCCGGGGTTAAGTCCGACGACAAGAACCTGGAGCACCAGCTGAGCCAGGCGACCCTGGCCATGAAGGCCACGCGCGACATCGCCCTGGCCATGGCATTCGGATCCACGGCCGTGCTAGGTGCTATCATTTACCGGGTCGCAAAGAACCGCTGACAGTCCTACAAATTGTGGTTGCGCGATGACCTGGACCGGGCAGGGTCCGTTCATCCCGATGTATCAGCTTGATGTCAAAGCCATCATCAAACGCTTCGGCGGCCGCACTGAGCTGTGGCGCCGGCTGAACACCACCATGCGCCACAGCATCTCGGTCAAGACGATCGAGAAATGGACCGAGCGCACATCCATCCCGTCCTCCCAGCTCCTGATCCTGATGGAGCTGGCCAAGCGCGAGGGCAAGCCCCTCATCATTTCTGAGTACGTTCGCACGCTCCTACCCGGACCCAATTCCATCCACCAAAACCGACATGACTGAAATCAATCCCGATACCAAGCTTCCGCGCGCTTCCGTGCCGGAGCTGGCTGACAACATCCGCAAGCTCGACCTGGCTATTGCCAAGCTGGAAGCTGCCAAGGCCACGATCCAGAACGCCCTCAACGAGCGCACCAAGGACCAGCTTGCCGCGGCCCTGGCCGAGGCCGGAAAGACCCAGGGGTCCATCACTGTGGACATCGACGGCGTGAAGCTCAACTACGAGCTCAAGCCCAAGATCACCTGGGACTCCAAGCGCCTCCAGGCGGTAGCCGCCGAGATGCCCTGGGACAAGGTTGAGAAGATCTTCAGCATCAAGTTCTCCGTCAAGGAGACCACCTACAAGGCCCTGACCGACGACACCCTGATCGCCTCCCTGAACGAGGCCCGGACTGTCGAGCACACCGACCCCAAGATCAGCCTGGCGTAAGTTTTCCACCCAACCCAACCGACATCATGATCCGCATCATCAAAGCGGACGACCGACTCAAGGCCGTCCCCAAGATCAACATCGCCATCTTCGGCCCGTCCGGAGTCGGCAAGACCACGCTCGCCCGCACGCTCGACCCCAAGACCACGCTGTTCGTGGACCTGGAGGCCGGCACCCTCGCCATCCAGGACTGGTCCGGCGACGTGCTGGATGTCCGCGAAGCGGCCATCGGCCTGGGCGCCCACCCCTGGGAGATCGCCCGCGCGCTCGCCCTCTACATCGGCGGGCCCGATCCCGCCGACCGGGATGGCCCCTACAGCCAGGCCATGTACAACAAGGTCGCCGAGGTGTTCGCCGGCGTCGACCTGTCCAAGTACACGACCATCTTCGTGGACTCCATCACTGTCGCCTCGCGCGAGGCCCTCAAGTGGTCGCAGATCCAGCCCGAGGCCATGTCCGAGAAGACCGGCAAGCCCGACAATCGCGGCGCCTACGGGCTCCTGGGCCGCGAGATGATCCGCTGGCTGACCCATCTGCAGCACAGCAACAAGTCGATCATCGTGGTCGGCATCCTCGACTCCGAGAAGGACGACCTGAACCGCATCTCCTGGACGCCCCAGATCGAGGGCTCCAAGACCGGGCGCGAGCTGCCGGGGATCTTCGACCAGGTCGTCACCCTGCAATCCTTCACCACGCCGGAAGGCCTTGGCTACCGCGGGCTGGTCTGCACCCAGATGAACCCCTGGGGCTACCCCGCCAAGGACCGCTCCGGCCGCCTGGACATGGTCGAGCCGCCCCACCTGGGCGAGCTGATCGCCAAGATCCGCACCGGCCAGCGCATTGACACCAACATCGTCACCACTCTGCCGCAAAAGGCATCCTAAAAACCAACCCAAAAAACCCAAAAAACATCATGTTCACCTCCCAATCCGGCGCCTCCGGTTCCTCCGGTTCCAGCGCGCCCCTCATCCCGCACGGCACGCTCGCGTTCGCCGTCGTCAAGCCGACCGGCATCAAGGAGTCCAAGAAGACGGGCGGCACCTACGCCAACCTGGAGCTCACGATCTCCGACGGCCCGTACACCGGCCGCAAGGTCTGGACCATCGTCTGCAACCCCCAGGATGAGCGCAACCAGAACCAGGCCCTCCGCAACGAAGGCAAGAACGACGGGGCCGCGATGGGCCTCGCCGCCATGTGCCGCATGTTTGAGGCCGCCGGCGTGTTCAACCCCCTGGACGCCCGGTCCTACGACAAGTTCAACGGCGTCGCCTTCAACCAGGTGATCGCCGCGCTGGAAGGCCTGACTGTCGCCATCAAGGTCAAGATCAAGAAGGGCGAGCAGGGCTACGACGACAAGAACGAGGTCGCCGAATTCCTGTCCCCGGCGCCCACCTCGGGCACCAGCAAGCTCTGGTCCCAGCTGACCGGCGACGGCTCGGCTGCGCGCAAGACCGCGTTCGGCCAGCCCGCCTTCGGCGCCCCCGCCCAGGCTCCGGTGCAGCCCCAGGTTCGCCCGGCCGCCCCGTCCCAGCCGACCATCAACAACGGCCCGAAGTGGATCACCAAGCGCGCCAACGGCGATCTTGGTCTCGACAACAACGGCAACAACCCGTTCTGATCAACGCCGGCCAGGGAAACCTGGCCGGTTCTCTTTCAAGGTAAGGGGCGTGGCAGGAAAGTAAGGAGGAGTCGGTTCCATCCCGGCTACCATGCCTTCATCGGTGAAGCCTCCGGTTGGACGGCCTATCCCGACGCCCCCCATCCTGCATACCGACATGCAACTACGCCCACGGCAGCGCGACTTCGTCCAGCGCTGCATCGACGCCCTTGAGTCCAAGGGCAACACCCTGGGGATCGCGCCAACCGGCGCCGGCAAGACTGTCATGCTCTCGGCCGTGGCCAAGCGCATGGGCGGCCGCGCCCTGATCCTCCAACACCGGGATGAGCTCGTGGCTCAGAACCGGTCCACTTTCAAGGCGGTCGCCCCGGAGATCGAGACCGACCTGTACACCGCGGCCCGCAAGCGCTGGTCGCCGGGCGTCACCTTCGGCATGGTCCAGACCCTGTGCCGCCAGGACAACCTGGAGTCCATGCCCAAGCTGGATCTGCTGGTGATCGACGAGGCCCACCATGTGGCCGCCAACAGCTACCGCAACATCATCAACCACGCCCGGACCATGAACCCGGCGCTCAAGGTGTTCGGCGTCACGGCCACCCCGCAGCGCGGGGACGGCGCGGCCCTGCGCGAGGCCTTCGACAACATCTCCGACGTGATCACCCTGGGCGAGCTGATCTCGTCCGGGTTCCTGGTGAAGCCCCGGTTTTTCGTGATCGACTGCGACATCCGCGGCGACCTGGCCAATGTCAAGACCACGGCGACCGACTTCGACATGGAACAGGTGTCCAAGATCATGGACAAACAGGCGGTCAACGACCGCGTGATCCAGGAGTGGAAGGACAAGGCCGGCGACCGCAAGACTGTCGTCTTCTGCTCCACTGTCTCCCACGCCGGCCACGTCATGGAGGGGTTCAAGCAAGCCGGCATCAAGACCGACATGGTCCACGGCGATCTGCCCGACCTGGCCCGGCGCAAGGTGCTCAAGGCCTTCGACAAGGGCGAGATCCAGGTGCTGATCAATGTGGCCGTCCTGACCGAAGGCTGGGACTGCCAGGACGTCAGCTGCGTCGTCCTGCTGCGCCCCTGTTCCTACAAGGGCACCATGATCCAGATGATCGGCCGCGGGCTGCGCAAGGTCGACCCGGCCCGGTACCCCAACGCCCTGAAATCCGACTGCATCGTCCTGGACTTCGGCTACTCCCTGCTGACCCACGGCTCGATCGAGTCCGACCCGACTGTCGGCCAGGACCGCGAGAGCGGCGGCCGCATGAAGGCCTGTGAGGGCTGCGGGATCGAGATCCCAGCCGGCGTCAAGATCTGCCCGGTGTGCGGCCACATCCACGAGACCGAGGCCGGCGAACGCGAACCGCGCAAGCCCCTGGAGGAATTCGTGATGACCGAGATCCACCTAATGGAGCTCTCGCCCTATCGGTGGCAGGACATGTTCGACGGGGCCGTCACCATGGCCAACGGGATCGACGCCTGGGCGTGCCTGGTCGACCATGACGGGATGTGGCATGCCGTCGGTGGCCGTCGTGAGACTTCGGTGAACCTCCTTAACCGATCCAAGGACAAATTGCAGGCCCTGGCTTCGGCCGACGACTTCCTGCGCGCGCACGGCGACAAAGAAGCTGCCAAGAAGACCAAACGCTGGCTGTCGCAACCGGCTTCCGACAAGCAACTGTCACTGCTTGGCCTTGCCGGGGGCATGGCCTTCGGCATGACCAAGTACCTCGCGTGCTGCCTGATCACCTGGAAGATTAACGAACCCCGCATCCAGCGCACCATCCTCAACTAATGTTCCAGGAACAAACACCGGACCCGGTGGCCGCCGCCGTCGTCGCATCACTCAGTGAAGCCATGCTCGCCAAACGCGCCGGCCAGGAGCGCCGCCAATACCTGGGCGCCTCCATGTGGGGCGACCCGTGCGACCGGAAGCTCGGCTACATCTACCACAAGGCCAAGCCGGACGCCGACTTCAAGGCCGACACCCTTCGGATCTTTGACATGGGCCACGACGGCGAGGCCCGCATGGCCGAGTACCTCAAGCGCGCCGGCTTCCAGCTCCTGACCGAGGGCGAAGACGGCAAGCAATTCGGCTTCTCGGCCGGTGGGGGCAAGCTCAAGGGCCACATTGACGGCGTGATCCTGGGCGGTCCGGCCGGCGTCGCCTGGCCCGCTCTCTGGGAAAACAAGGCCCTCAACGAGAAGGGCTGGAAGGAGGCCGTGACCAAGGGCATCAAGGTCGCGAAGCCCCTGTACTACGCCCAGGCCCAGGTCTACATGGCCTACATGGAGCTCCAGGTCTGCGTCTTCACGATCCAGAACCGGAACACCGGCGAGGTCCACGCGGAGATCATCCCCTTCGACGCCCTGGCGGCCCAGGAGGCCAGCGACCGGGCCGTCCGGGTCGTCAGCTCCAGCTCGCCGATCGAGCTGAACCGGATCGGCCGGGAGTCCACGGACTTCCGCTGCAAGTTCTGCGACTTCAAGGGCACATGCTGGGCCCAACCAATCACCACAAACCCCCAACCAACCACACCGAAATGGCTAAAAAAGTAAGCAAGCGCGAGCTCCTGCAGCTCGAAAAGGAGGGCAAGGCGTTGCGCGCCCTGGTAGACGAACACGCCGACGGCGAGATGCTCGTGGCCGACGGGCTCGACGCCGCGATCATCGGCATCACCGAGGGCGTCTCCGAACCGGTCGTCGCCTACAGCTACGACAAGTGCATCGAGATCTTTCGCATCCGCGACGGCATGACCGAGGAGGACGCCCTGGAGCACATGAGCTTCAACGTCACCGGCGCCTACGTCGGCCCGCGCACACCCATCTTCATCCGGCTCCTGTGAAACGCGCGCGCTTCAGCTTCAAGGGCGTCGAGATGACCTACGCCCGGATGGAACGGATCAAGGCCCTGCTGCCGCTCATGCACCGGGCCAACAGCTCCGGGATGAACGTCAACCAGGCCGCCGAATGGATGGGCTGGTCCGCGTCTTCGCTGCGCAACTGGTCCCGGATCCTTGGCTTTGAGTGGCGCAACCGCCGCAAGCGCAAGGGCTACAAGTACGACAAGACCGGTTGGGAGGCGAAGATCGTCGCGCTGCGCGCCAAGGGCATGACCCACGCGCAGATCGCCAAGGAGCTTGGCGACGTCGGCGCTCACAACATTTCCCGTTTCATCAAGTTCCAGGGCCTCCAGGTCCCGAACCGGAACAACCGGCTCCTGCCATGAAGGCCGAGATCGACTCCTATCTGTCCGTCGTCTTCGGCGGCTGCCCCGACCAGGGTTGGGTCAACATCCGCGGCCTGGGCGAGAAGGGCACGCCCCAGGAGGGCAAGTTCCGCGAGGACATCTTCATCGACCTGGCCACCATCGGCGGCCAGCCCGAAGCCCTGGTCGACGAAGTCGCCCGGCACGTCGAACGCTGGAACCAGCACGGCATCGGCGCCTTCATCGTGCCGGCGATCCTGTCGGCGCCCAAGGGCGAGGCCAAGAACGTCCATTCCTTCGGGTCCATCGTCGTCGACATCGACAGCGGAGACATCCCGGCCAAGCTGCAGCTCCTGGAGAGCACCCTGGGCCAGCCTACCGCGGTGGTCTTCTCTGGCGGCACGACCGAGGACGGGCACCAGAAGCGCCACGCCTACTGGACCCTGGACAACCTCTGCCAGGACATCACCGGCCTGATCAAGCTGCGCCACCGCGTAGCCCTGGGCGCCGGGGGCGACATGATGTTCGGCCTGGGCGTGGCCTCCAACCCCTTTGGCCGGGCCCACCAGCCCGTCCGCATCGCCGGCTCGACCCACAACAAGAACGGCAAGAAGACCAAGGTGAAGGTCCAGCCCATGAGCATGGCCACCTACCAGGTCGTTGATCTGATCGTGGCGGCCGAGCACCTACCCCTGCCGGCCGAGATGCCCACCCTGGGCGAGGAGCCAGGGGAGCCGGCGCCCCGGATCCCCCTGGTCGTCGACGACAAGGTCCACCAGGGCGGCGAAGGCCCGTCCACCCGGTGGGCGACGTTCAGCCGCGTGGCCGGCTATTACATCAGCCTGGTGCGCAAGGGCGAGTACACGATGGACCAGGCCAAGGAGCTGGCCCGCACCTGGATGGAGCTCAACATGGTGCCGCCCTGGCCCCCGGCCCAATTCCAGGCCGAATTCGCCGGGCTCGTGAACAAGGACACGGCCGAGAAGGGCCAGATCGTGCCCGTCGTCCAGGACAAGGGCCTGGTCATCAAGGACTGGGTCGTCCGCAAATGGGACAAGGGACCCCTGGAGCCGCGCCGGTTCCTGGTGTCCGACCTGATCATGGACGGCAAGCACCAGCTCCTGGTCGCCGAGGGCGGCGCCGGCAAGACGTTCCTGATGCTCGACCTGGCCCTCAAGGTCGCGACCTGGAAGCCAGGCTGCAACAACACCTGGCTCGGCCACAAGGTCAACTCCGGTGGCTCCGTCGTCTACATCACCACCGAAGACGACCAGGAGGAGCTTCGCCGGCGCCTGAACGACATTGACCCGGAGGGCACGCGCAAGTCCGACCAGGACAAGCTGCACATCATTCCCCTGATCGAGGCCGGCGGCAGCTTCCCCCTGGTCGAGAAGGATCCCCGCACCGGGTCGTCCTGCTCCAGCGAGCGCTGGAAGGACGCGCTCAAACAGATGGCCGCCATCCCGGACCTGAAGCTCTTTATGCTCGATACCCTCAACTCCACCCTGCACGGCGAGGAAAACGCCGCCATCATCATCAACGAATTCGTCCGCGAGCTGACCAAGGTCCGCGGCGCCACCGGCGAGATGCCCACGATCCTGGTCTCCCACCACGTCCGCAAGCAGGGCGACGAACCCATCCGCAACGGCGAGGACATGCTTGCCTCCATCCGCGGCAGCTCCGCGCTGCCGGCCGCCTTCCGGGCCGTCATCGGGATGTGGCACTGTTCCGACTACAACCGGCGCCTGGCCGCCATGGATCTGCCCGTCGAGCGCGGAATGCTCTACAAGCTGGCGATCGTGAAGAAGAACAACCCCGAGATGCTCAAGGGCGAGCTGACCCTGCACCGGCAGCCCTGCGGGCTCCTGGCCGACGTCACCGATCAAGATCGCTACAGCGTCATCAACTTCGGCGAGCACCACGCCTGGCTCCTGGCCGCCCTGCGCGAAGCCGCCCGGAACGGCCACCCCTACTCCCGCGAGGGCAAGAATTCCAAGTCCGGCCTGTATCTGCGCCGGACCGAGCTGCCGCCCATCTTCAGCCACACCGGCCCGGCTGAGTTTACCCGCCTGGTCGACCACCTCATGATGGACGGCGAGATCGTTGCCACGGCGGCCAAGGGCGGCCGCGACAAGAAGTGGCTCGACATCCCGGATGGCCCCATCGCCGGTGATAACACCGGCGCCGAGATCAACTCCGGCGCCTACACTCCTCCAATTTGGCGTGACTGGGTCTATGACGCCGCCAACAATTCCTGCCACAACAAGTACAACAAATGAACGACATCGAACGACTGAACGAACACATGGCCCATGTCCTGGGCCGCATCAACCACCTGGAGATCCAGGTCGCGTCCCTGGTCGCCCAGGTCGCTAAGCTGCAAACCCAGGTCGAACGCGCAAACGGGACCCAAACCTTTGCCGACGGGTCCAAGCTGATCAGCACCGGCGATGGCTTCACGATCGTCGACGGCCCGGCGCCGTACAACCGCCATGGCTGATCTACCCTTGGATGCTTCCATGATGAAGCGCATCGGCGAGCTAAAGGCCGACCTGGCCAAGATGACCGCCTGGGGTCGCGGCCTGGAGCACGACAAGCGCTTGCTCCAGGAGGAGAACGCCCGCCTCAAGGCAGAGGTCGAGTTGTGGAAACTTCGTTCTGATAACTGGCAGAAGTTTTGCCAACTAACTCGACCAGAAATGACTGACGAACTCAATCGCCTCAAGGCCGAGGTCGAGCGGCTGACGGGCGAGCTCGGCGAGCTGGAGGGCATCCGGTCCTACCTCAAGTGGAACGGGCTCCAGGCTGATCTGAAAGATTGGCTCGACTGGCGCTCCGGCAAGAACGGATCCGATATCCCTTTCCCCAAAGATTTCCTCCCACCCAATGCCTGACCTAACTCACGCGGATCGCGGTTCGCCCTTCAGCCCCCCGCCGGCGACCCCTTACAACATCATCAGCTTCGGCGCCGGCGTGCAGTCCAGCACAATGGCCCTGATGGCTGCCAAGGGCCTGATCGGGCCAATGCCGGACGCTGCCATCTTCGCCGATGTCCAGTCCGAGCCCAAGTCCGTCTACACCTGGCTCGACTACATCGAGAAGCAGCTGCCCTTCCCGGTGATCCGCATCACCAAGGGCTGCCTGGAGAAGGACGCCCTGGTCGTGAAGGAATACCTCAAGCGGCCCGGCGAATACTGGGTCAAGTCCCTGATCCCGGCGTTCGTCAAGAACCCGGACGGGTCCAAGGGCATCGTCGGCCGCGCATGCACCGCCATGTACAAGGTCGACCAGATCATCAAAGCCACCCGCCAGGCCGCCAAGATCAAGCGCGGTCAGAAGCATGTCACTGTCACCCAGTGGATCGGGATCTCCTATGACGAAATGCAGCGCATGAAGCAGCCGTCGACCGCCTGGACATTCCACCGGTGGCCCCTGGTCGAGCTCAAGATGACCCGGAAGGATTGCCTGGATTGGATGGAGGCCAACGGATACCCGAAGCCGCCGCGCTCCAGCTGCGTGTTCTGCCCGTATCATTCCAACAAGGAATGGATCCGGCTGCGCAACGAGGAGCCCGCCGAATTTGCCCGGGCCGTGGAGTTTGAGCGCCAGATGCATGCGGCCAACGCACGCACAGTCAATCTGCGCGGGGTTCCCTATCTACATGCCAGCTTAAAACCCCTGGATCAGGTCAACCTGGAAGCCGGCGCTGCCGATCCCAACCAGCGCAACTTCGACTTCAACCAGGAGTGCGAGGGCATGTGCGGAGTCTGATCCTATGAGCGAACCCGACCGCAAGCTGATCGCGCAGCTGGCCGACAAGGATCTCCTGATCCAGCGCCTGATCCAGGCCGGCAACAACGTCGCGCTGCCGATCCAGGATGGCTGCGCCCACGACGAGGATGGCTGCGATCAGTGCCACGCAGCTGTGGCTATTTGGGACCGCCTGGTTCGCGAAGCGACCAGGTCGAAAGGCAATAATTCGCAGAACCCCCAATAAAACGGGGGTTTTTTGTGCCCAAAGCTTTTTTGAAAATAAGTGCAAATTGCGCTTGCATGATCTGGCAACACCGCCATGTTCTCATCTGTCGCCGGTAACACGGCACACGTTTTTTGACAGTCCAACCAAACCGACAAGACCTGGCACTGGCCAGGCAATCAACCCAGCTGGGCAACCAGCTGGGCCACTTTCACCGGCCCCGTACGGGGCCACCAACCGCATGAACCGACAAGATCCGACTCCCTCAAGAGTCCGGGCCGGTAGCCCACCAGGCGACCCGGCCCGTCATGCGGACACTTTGAGACAGGCCGGATAGGTATCGGCTTAATCATAGCCCTGGGAGCGATCCCAGGCGCCGACGCTCGTGGCGCTCTTGCCACCCCTGCCGGCCTGTCTCTCTCACTTTCCGGCAGCGATGCCGGTTTACCGGGACCATCCCCAGCGCAAGCTGGGCCCACCCCCGGCCAGAAACCAATGACCTGGAAGCTTCCCCGTCGTAAGACGGATGGCGAATAGACAGGGCGCCGGCAGCAACCGGCCCAGAGGCGGCTTCACACCCGCAAGCGGGGTACCCTGGTACCACCGACCACGCGCGCCTCATCTCCGCGTGGATCCTTTCAGGCCGTGCAATTCCGCGCGGCCGCAACCAACAACCGACATGACCGACAACACCCTCAAGCAGAAGCGCGAAGCCAGCTGGCTGAAGGCTCTGCACAAGTACCAGGAGGCCAAGAAGGCCGTCACGGCCGCCCAGGCCGTCGCCAACCAGCACGTCGGCTTCACCGCCGCGTGGGCCGAAGAATACCGCCACGTCGAGGCCGCCCGCAAGGAGGCCAACAAGCGCTGGGGCGTCTACAGCCGGCTGCACCGCGCCTGGATGCGCACGCCCTGATCCTTTCCACCCAACCCAACCAACCATGGTACAACCAACCCAACCCAACCAACCGAAACCCAACGCGAAGCTGACCAAGCTCCTGGAGCGCTTCTTCAAGGCGCTTCAGAAGTTTAAGGTTGAATGCAACAAACCTAAGCTGGACGTCTTCGCGCAAGCGAATGCCCGGACCGAGATCGAAAAGGCCCGTCAAGCGGTCAACGCCTACAAAGGCGACAACAACTACAACCGGCTTTACGAGCGCATGATCAAGCTGCACGAGATCGCCGGATCGCATCCGCGGACGTCGATCAAGGATTGCGCCTTTAGCGCGGCCGCCGACGACTGGTTTGAATTCATCAAATCTCCGTGGGCGGGAAAGCCGGGCAACATCGCCGACGGATTTACGTCCAACATCGGCATTCCGCGCAAGCCGGCTGCCCCGATCACTTCCAAGCCGAACATGGCTAACGAAAAGCAGACCCCCGCGGACACGGGCACAAAGTCCACCGAAGCCGGCGCGGTTCAAGCCGCCGGCAAGCCGACCAAGCACAAGTGCCAGCGCGGCAAAGACGTCACGTTCAAGGTGAATTCCAAGCTCACCACGAACCTGATCACCCTGGGCCACGCCGCCTTCCAGGCCCTCGAAAAGCCCGACAAGGACGTCGACCTGGAGCTGTGCAAGCGCCTCTGGGTCCGGAGCGTAAAGGCCCTGATCGGGCTCCGTCTCGCCGGCGGTGGCGCCATCC